TTAAGATTGTTTTTTTACTTTAAAGAAGTTATCTAATTTGTCAGCAGCTGCACGATCGGCAGATTTAAAAGCATGTCCATACGTGTTCATTGTCACTGAAATATCAGCGTGCCCCAAACGCTCACTAATAATTTTAGCGTGCACACCTTGTGCGATTAATAATGATGCTGAAGTATGTCTCAAATCATGTAACCTAATGTACTTAAAGTTATGCCCATCGATAAAATTTTTCCAATGTTTAGAAGGGCTTGTTGGATATAAATGAGTACCATCAAATGAATGGAATAGCCATTCTCTATCTTGTTCTATCCATTTATCACCTTTTTTCAATTTTTCTTTTGCCCAATGTATACGATATGCTTTTAATTCTTCCATAACTGACTCAGGTAATGTCACATAACGTTTAGATTTTTTGGTTTTAGTAGCTTTGATATGTGGACCTTGTTTAGTCAAAACAATAGATTGGTGAATGTATATCTGTTGATTCTCAAAATCTACGTCTTTCCACTCTAAACCTAACAATTCTCCTTTTCGTAATCCGGCAGCTAGTGCTAAAGTGAACATCATTCTCCATAGTTCAGGTTCACTTTGTAACATATACATTAATGTTTCAATCTCATCTTCTTCATAAATTTGCATTTCTTTATCAACATCATCAGTATCGCTTGGACGAGGCTTTTCAACTCCATCCATAGGGTTGTTAGATAAAACATTCCACTTCACAGCATACTTAAATATGCTTTTTAATGTTCTATACACATCTTGTTTACTATGATAGGTTACTGGCTCATCTTTGCCATCATATCTTTTCATATCTCTCACAACGGACATAAGATGGAATGCGTTGATTTGATCCATTGGCATATGGCCAATAATAGGATTTATATGAAGTTCTAATTTTCGCTGATGATTCCCATAAGTGGTTAAAGCAAGAGTTGAGGCAAAATCCTTTTCCCATTGTTCTGCAAAATCTTTAAAAAGGATTTTTTCTACCTTTACATAATTTCCTGACAAAACTTCATTTTTGAATTTTAGATACTCTCGATCTAAAAATTCCTTTAACTGCTTTGGAGTCATTTTTTCTTCTATAGTAATAGTTTTTGTCTCACGTGGATACCTACCTTTTGCATCTTTAGGTAAATAAACAGTGAAACGATATGAATTTTCTCCACGTTTTACGATACTTGCCATTTAAAATTTCTCCTTTCGATTTAACTTTCAGATATGCTCTAACTAATCACCACCTTTAATAGAATGCATGTTCTGTTTAGGGTAAAAAATTTTTTAGAAATTGCTCTGGTACTCCGTATGTATTCACTGCTTCTTCATAAGTAATAGGATTGTCGTTATCAGAAAATAGTAATTCAACCGCAAATAGATTGGCTTCCATTTCGTATTTATCTGTTGAAAAAAATGTGTTTGCTTTTAAAAAAGCCATGTTGTGCTCAGGATGTTGGATAACGTGGCCGAGTTCATGAGCACAAGTTAGCATTTGTTTTTCATAGGATAAATTTTTATTTATGTGGATAATAAAGGTTCTGTATAAATTACTGAAATAACCCCACGAACTCCCTAAATCTTCATATACAATCGTAATACCCATGGCTTTTGCTATTTTAAATGGATTAGATGTGTCGTACTTTTTAATCAATTGTCTAATCAATTTATTTGTATGCATAACATCACACCTTATCTATACTTTTTAGGGGTGAATTTTTTCTTGGCAAGTCTCTTATGCAATCTCAAAGCATTTCTCAATGAGGTAATGTATAGTTCCCTGTCCTCTTGATCCATTTCATCTAATACTCGACCATCAAATGAAGCAAGACCGAGTTCACTTTCCGCACTGTTAAGGATACGCTCCAGATCTCTTTCGATATCACGTTCATCTTTTTCTGTTAAGTCGTAGTAACGTTTTTTATCTGTGCGACCAAGTAAGTAGTCAGTGCTTACGTCGAAATAGTCGGCTACCCTAATTAGGTTACTTCCTTTTGGAGTATTTTTTTTCCATGAATATAGTGTGTTTTTACCAAGTCCTATTTTTTCTTCAAGTGTATTTACAGATATACCCTGTTCATCACAAAGATTTTTTAGAATGTCAAACGCAGTCATATCAACGTTTCCTCCCATTTACACGCCTGGAGATAAAACTAGTTTTAAATTAATGCTTGATTTTTAAATCTAGTTTTAATATACTCTAGGTAAGCTAAGTTGTTAGCTAAAAAGACAATAGAAAAGACAACCTAATAAAATCATTTTATCGTTGGGGAACGTGTAAAAATGGTAATTTAACAGGCTTTTAAAGTCTTATTTAGCTATGTCTTTATATTAAAACTAGTTTTAAATATTGTCAATGACTATAGTCAAATTAGCTAATAATTTAGCTTATAAATTTCCAAATATGTGAGGCGCTGTGATACCGAGCCAATGACGGTATGGATTTTTAATAAAGTGGGGTGAGAAGTGTGGAGAACAATAAAAAAACAATCGCCACTGGAACGACGATTGTTAAAAGTAAACACCATGTAACTAGAGAAGAATTTCAAAAGTTACTCGATAATGCACCTGTTGTAAAAATTACAGATGCAATTCCAGAAGAAATTAAGCCGTATAACGTTTCCAAGGGATTTGACTAATGTGGAGATTAGCCAAGAATTTAGCAATATCAGTTCTACCATGGTATGTAGGGACACCACGTGAATCTTGTGCCATTAATATAATTGGCATGTTGGGGAAGTACGATGCAAAAGATTGTCTAACATTTTCCCTGTTAGAAGAATTTAAAACGTAACTTTTTACAATAACAATAGCAAAAGTAACACCTTGCTCTTTTAAAACTGCTCCTTGAAATTGCATTATTTTTCACCTCTTTCAAATAGATGTTAATAGCCTTATTGCCAATTTAACACAATATATTGTGGTGGTCAAATGATAGGAGGTCTATATATTGAATATTCGTGTTAAGGAGTTAAGAGAGTATCGTAAGCTATCAAGGTATCGACTCGCTAAACTCTCAGGGGTAAATGAATCTACACTTCAAATGATAGAAAATAGTGAAAATCCAAATCCTACATTTCGTGTCATGTGCAAAATAGCAGATGCTTTGGAAGTGAGTTTGGATGATTTTAGAGAGGAGTGAAGTGAAATGGAACTAGTAGTCATTGAACTACGTGGTAAACGTGTTTTAACAACAGCACAGCTTGCAGAAAATTATGAAGCTGAAGAAAAATTAGTTCAGCAAAATTTCAACAATAATAAGGAACGGTATAAAGAAGGTAAACATTTCATTTTGCTACAAGGTGAAGAATTGAAAGCCTTCAAACACGACTTCGAAAATTTAGGGGTGGTTAAAAAGAACACATCCTCGCTCTACCTATGGACAGAAAAAGGTGCGTGGCTTCACGCTAAGTCATTAAATACAGATAGAGCGTGGGAGGCTTATGAATTGCTTGTGGACGAGTATTACAAGGTGATTGAACAACCACCTCAATACAGTAGCTTAGAGGTTGCATTACAGGCAGCATTACAACATGAACAAGCCATTAAAGAGATTAAAACTGATGTGGACTACCTAAAAGGCAATATGCGGATAGATGGTCTACAACAACAAGAAATCCAACAAGCTGCCAAACAATCTATTGTACAAGCTTTAGGTGGTAAAGATTCAATAGCTTACCAAGAAATTAGCAAAAAAGTGTTCTCTGCATTTTGGAATGAGTTCAAGCAATATTTTAAAGTTCCAAGGTACGGAGATATACCAAAAGTGAAGCATGAGGAAGCGTTAAGATTTATCAGCCTATGGCGTCCATCCACATCATTACAGATGGAGATTGACAGTTGCAATAGCCAAATGGCTTTTGAGTGAGAAAGGAAGTGTAAGTATGCCAGAAACAATGGAAGCACGCAGAAGAATTCTAGAGTACAAGGAAAGCAAAAACATGACCTATGAACAACTAGGGTTAATGGTCAACAAAACACCTGTGTACGTACAGGAAGTTTTAACAGGTAAGAAAACAGGTCCGCGCGCTAATGAGTTGGTACTTAAAATCATACAAGTTTTTGGGATTAAGTGAGGTGAATCCTGTGGGAAAACTCACTATGTCAGTAGATGAGGTTGCAAGTGAATTGGGCGTTAGTAAAACAACTATTTACACTATGGCGCGCGAAAAAGAAATTCCTCATACAAAAGTGAGAGGAAGAATTTTGTTTCACAGACCTACAATTGAGCATTGGTTAATCACTAATACAGAAGGCGGTGAAACCAAATGAACACAACCAACCTACAATGGCTAGCAATGTCGGATGAGGTTAAGCAAGTTGAACTAAGAAAGTTGGTGAGGAAATGAACGCAATTGAAGCAGTTAATCATTATGCCCGACGTGGTGAGCGTGTGGATGGGGTATTACAGCATATCGTCACAAGTGAGATTAATAGATTACGTCAGGCACTTTCCTATTACGCTGATAAAAAACATTATGAGCTTTATTGCATAGGTGAACCTACTCCATGTGACATAACAGAGGATCATGGGCATATTGCTCGTCAAGCATTGGAAGACGGTGATTGATTGCGTATAGGCCACACACATGCTGATGTTTATGACCGTGAAATGGATTACTGGCGAGACATTGAAGAAGCACAGAATGCCCAAATAGAGGCACAGAAAAGCTTGCCAAATGCTATAACCAATGACAATGCAATATACAAGGAAGGTGAAAAAGGGATGAAACTACAACCTGCAGCTGAGATGAAAAAAGTAAGTGTCAGCAACTTTGACAAATTAAAGGCTGACGCATTGCAAAGTGATGATTTCAAAAACCTCGTTAAAGGCATTGAAAATCAAGCTGAGAAAGGTCTTTCTGAGTATACGTATTACCACAATACCAATAAGCAGATCGTTGCTATTTTCCAACAGACATTACGAGAAAATGGCTATATAGCTAACAAACATTTATCAGGTTTAGGTCTAACTATTAAATGGTAGGGGTGTGATTTAGTTGTTTGATTCTATATTGAAGGCTGCTATAGCACTTGCGATACAAGAGGGTCTATTAGTTGAAGAAGATGGTGTTTTATTAAGTCCAACAACAATCAATCTTGTAAATGAAATCGAAGAAATGCACCGTCAACATTTGATTGATATGGCTCTAGCTAATAATGATCGTGAGCTGTTCATGCAATTAACAAATTGAAAGGGTAGCAGTTTAATGAAAACAGTTGAAGATTATCCAATCGAAGATATGTATGGTACAGAAATTCAAAAAGGGGATATTTATTATATTTTCGGTGAATCAGTTGTCTTAGAAAGTAATTTAGATGATTACCTTACAGAACATCTAAAGGGTGAAATGCTCCTTGCAAAATAAAATGAGCCCATACCGCCAGAACGGTTCAGGCTCAGATACAAGTCTTTTCAAAGACATTATAACACGAAATGAAGTGATGTGAATGAAACTATTCCCACACCAAGAACAAGCACTTGATAAAACCTATGAATATGATCGTGTCGCTTATTACTTAGATATGGGATTAGGAAAAACATTTGTAGGTTCTGAAAAGATGTGGGAGCTTAATACACCATTTAATCTATTAATCTGTCAAAAGTCCAAAATAGATGAATGGAAAGAGCATTTTGAGCAGTTTTACGACTACGAAGTAATCATATTCGATAAGCAAAAAATTGAGGATATACCACCTGAAAGTATTCTTGTTATCAATTATGAAAGAGCATGGCGTAGGGATGAATTATTGAAGTTAAAGCATTTAACAATCATGTTGGACGAGTCTTCCAAGATTAAAAATGAAAACTCTAAGCAAACAAAATTCATCCTTAAATTGAATGCTGAAAACGTCATTTTATTATCAGGTACGCCGACAGGTGGCAAATATGAAGAATTGTGGTCACAACTACATTTGCTAGGTTGGAAGATTAGTAAAAAACTATTTTTAAAACAGTTCGTGGTCCAGGAATGGGATGACAAAAATCAAAAATTCGTCATTACAGGTTATAAAAATGTAGATCGTTTAAAGGCAAAATTACGCAAGTATGGCGCAATATTTATGAAAACAGATGAAGTATTTGATTTACCTGCAGTAAATGAAAACATTGTCAAAATACCTTCTACAAAGCATTATAAGGAATTTGCTAAACATCATATTTTAGAGCTTGAAAATGAGCTGTTGATAGGTGATACAGCTACATCTAAGAAATTAGGCTTGCGAATGCTGGCAGGTGTGTACAACGAAAATAAGCTGCAGTATGTGAAAGATTTAATCGAGAGTACCAATGACCGAATTATCATCTTTTACAACTTTAAAAAAGAGTACGTAGCATTAACTGAAATGATTGAAAGGCCAATAAGCACAGTTAATGGTGATCTTAAAGATTTAACGGCATATGAGCAGATTGAGAACAGCGTGACGTTAATTCAGTACCAGGCTGGCGCAATGGGTCTTAACTTACAAAAGGCCAATAAAATTGTTTATTTCACGCTTACAGATAAAAGCGAGCTGTTTGAACAAAGTAAAAAACGCATACACCGTATAGGGCAGAATCGGCCATGTTTCTACTATTATCTACTTACAGTTGGGAGCATAGAGTGGCGCATGAAAGAAGTGCTGGATGAAAGGCGCGATTATACGGATGCGTTATTTGAAAAGGAGGAATTATAGATGACTGAACTAGTGTTAGAGGGTGTTATTTGCCAATCTTGTGGTGAATTTATCGATGGCGCAGTAGTTGGTTATCCGCGAGACTGTGATGACTGTAAAGGTGAAGTAGATGCGTGAAAATCAATTCCAAGCAAAGGTAATTAAATTTCTAAAAGAGCAACCAAACGTGTGGCATATCAAGTATTGGGCAGGATCTCAATACACGAAAGAGGGTATTCCTGACATTCTAGCTTGTATCGATGGTATATTTCATGGAATTGAGCTTAAAACAGATGTCGGTACACCCAGTAAGCTGCAGCTGTATAACATTCGAAAAATTAATGATGCAGGTGGCCAAGCTTATATTTTACGCCCTAAAGATTTTGAAGCTTGGAAAGAGAGGTGGTTCAGGTGACTCAATATAGCTACAGCCGTGTATCACTTTTTGAAGATTGCCCATATCACTTTAAATTGCGTTACATCGATAAACTGACAGAGCTACCAAACTATGACGCTGCCAACGCATTGACCATAGGAAAGGCGTTACACACTGGTATCGAGCATGATGTGCAAACGGCACTTGATTACTACTATAAATCGTTTCCTGTTCTTACTGATCGCATGGTGGAAGAAGCTATTAAACTAGAAATTTTAATTCCAAAAGTACAAGCTTTTTTGAATGAAATGTTTGATGGTTGGCAGCTAATTCATGAATACGAAATCGATAAGCCTAATTATAAGGGGTTTGTTGATTTAATAGCTGTTGCAAATGATGGTCAATGTATGGTTATCGATTTTAAATACTCTAATCATATTAAAAACTACTTAGACAGTGGTCAGTTACACATCTATAAAGATTACCTAGAACAAGATGGCTTTAAAGTGAAAAAACTAGCCTACTTATTTGTTCCAAAAACAAGCATTAAACAAAAGAAAGACGAGGATCTATTTCATTTTAGAAAACGGCTCATTTCTACACTTGATGAAATGAAGGTCACATTTGTACCTATTGAATTTAATGAAATGAAGACTATTTATTTCCTCAATAGTATTGAAAAAATCGAGACGGCTAAAGAATATCCTAAAAACGCTAGTGGAAATTGTTTTGGCTGCAATCCAAGATTTGCTCCCGATTACCTGGAAGCAATCACAAATGACAAAGGAGAGATAATCATGGCATTACCTAAAAACGAACGTAGAGAAAGACTAATTGATACAAACCCTGATTTATGGCTATATGCAGATTCTTATGTGGGGAAATCAACATTTGTGGACAACTTCCCTAACGTCCTTTTCTTCAATACTGATGGGAATACGGATAATACTACAGCGCCAGTTATTCCAATTAAGGACGAGGTTACAAAAACAGGTCGTGTTACTACTCGCAAATTAGCTTGGGAAGTATTCTTGGACCGCGTAGCTGATTTAGAGACGGAAGATAATACATTTGAAACAGTTGCCATCGATTTAGTTGAGGATTTGAAAGAACATTGCCGTATTTTTGTATTTGAGAAAAATGGTTGGGAACATGAATCTGATGGATCCTACGGTAAAGGTTGGGACAAGGTAAAAACAGAGTTTAATAATGCTATCAAACGTCTGAAATCATTGGGCTATCAGGTGGTTTATATTTCAAAAGAAATCATAAATGAAGTGACATTAAAAGGCGGAGCAAAACGTACAACATATCGCCCTAACATTGATGAAAAAACAGCTAATTTCCTTACTGGAACAGTGGACTTAACTATTCGTGCATTTGTTAATTCAGATGATGAACGTTTCTTACAACTCGCTAAGAAACAAAATGTATTTGGTGGTGGGCGTTTTGACTTCCAAGTAGATACTATTCCACTAGATTACAAGGCATTCATTGAAGAATTAAAGGTTTCTCAGGAAGGTAAAGCAACACATACAGATGAAAAGCCTAGTCGAAAATCACGTACAGAAGATGAAGAAGATAATGCTCCAAAACGTGAGCGTTCTTCACGTAAACGTAAGGAAGATGGAGATCAGAATGATGAACAATCTGTAGTAGATGAAGAAAAGGGCGAAGATGAAGAAGTAAAAGAAGAAAAAACACAACGTCAACGCCGTGACCGTTCAAAAAATGATGCTGCAGCTGCAGACGATTCTAAAGAAGATGATAAACCGCGTGAACGCAAACGTCGCGAACGTAAGCCAGTGGAAGATGATACACCGCCAGGTGAAAAAACAGTTGATGAACCTGCAGAAGAACCATCATCACGCCGTCGTCGCCGTCGGTAGCGTAAGAACATATTTGCGAGTTGAGGACGATCCATTTGCTAATTTAAAAGGTCCAATTGAAATATCAGAGGACGATTTACCATTTTGAAAACCTTGAAATAGGAGGATATTCATTTGAAAAAATTACTTAATCAAAAAGAACAATGGTACGCAGATACTGAAGAAGAAGCAGAGGAAATTGTAGCCGAAGCAAAAGAGTCTGAGGGCTTAATCAAGCATGCTATTTCTGAGAAACACAATAAGTATGGAACATACCATTTGGTAGATTTGCAGTTTAGTTACAACACGCCACGCGAATTAATGGAAGATGAAGCCGCAAAAAAGGAACGTGAAAAAGATGCCACTGGTCCACAACATGAAGGTGTTGAGGTTGTAGTAAATGGTGATGGTACTGTAACAGTAAATGACAATCAGGAGGATGAAGAATAATGGCAGATAAAAAATTCGATTGGTCAAAATTTGATAAAAACGTTGATATTGAGGCATTAGAAGCAGATGTAAAAGAAGTTGAAGAAAACGGTGGTGGGAATTTTGAGCCTATTCCTGATGGTCAATATGAAGTAGAAGTCGAAGTAATGGAGCTGGTTACTTCCAAAGCAGGCGATCCAATGTTAAAAATTTGGTTCAAAGTCCTTGAAGGTGATTATGAAGGACAGCGCATTTTCTATAACAAAGTGATGCAGCCACAAAATGATCGAGCATTTGGTCTACAGGTTCACCAAAACAATGAAATGTTACGTGCATTGTGGGATTGTGAAAAAGACGATGTTAAATTCACAGGATTCGAAGATTATGCCGATTTGGTCCTGGATATTCATGAGGATATTGAAGGTAAGTTTGAATACTTACTGAAAAAAGAAACTGATGATAAAGGCTACGATCAGTTTGCAATCGAAGAAGTTTTCGAAGTTGAATAAATGAATAAAGGGAGCCTATAAGCTCCCTTTTAAGTTGAGAAATAAATTAAGTAAAAAATAAAGACCATATGGTGCTAGTACCAAAGCTGGTACTACTAAAATAGTAACTGTATAAATAGACCAAATTAATGTTTTCTTATTTATTTTAAAAATGTTTTTATCAAGTTCACCGTCACTCCAAATATTCTGGAGTTCTATAATGGCACGTTTTTCAGTTTTTGCCTCATCACGAGTGTAGTAGATTTGAAAAAGGATTGTAAAAAAACCGTTTAGATATATAAGAGACCAGATAAAGGTTTTAGGAAATTGCAAGATATTGAATAACTCAAGAAAAAATAAAGTAGGGATTATAAGTAAGGTCGCTATAAATATGGTTTTATGAGCTTTTTCTAAAAATTTCAAGAGTGAAGGATTTGTAACACCTTCACGATAGTTAAGAGCATGACTAGCTTCATGAGCAGCTACTATTAATGAATTAGCTGAATCATTATTATCTTCTGGACAAATGTAAATAATTGTTTTTTCTTTGTTGTAAGCACACTTACTTATCCTACCTTTAATTTTGATTTCAAAGTTGTTGAAGTTATTCTGGTGTAATATTTTTTTGACAACATCTGTACTATGCAAAATAATCATTCCTTACATTAAATTACTAATATTTTACCATTCATTTCAAAAAAAAAATATTTATTTTGAGGTGATAGCATGCTTTTCTATGACTTTGAGGTATTCAATCACGACTGGCTAGTTGTCATTGTTGATACAGATACAAAAAAAGAACATGAATTTATAAACGATGTACCTGGTCTTATTCAATTCTACAATGACCATAAAAATGACATTTGGATAGGTTACAATTCACGACACTATGACCAATACATTTTAAAGGCAATTATTTGCGGCTTCACGCCACAAGAAATAAATCACTGGATCATAGTTAAACGAGAACCAGGGTGGAAGTTTTATAAAGACTTTTGGAAAATCCAATTATTTAACTATGATGTAATGACCAATAAATTTAGATCCTTAAAGCAGCTTGAAGGATTTCAAGGACATGATATTCGAGAAACTACAGTTTCATTTACCACTGATCGACCATTGACTAATGATGAAATTTTAGAGGTATTTAAATATTGCCGTCATGATGTACATGAAACCATTCACATTTTCATGGAAACAATTTCAGAATTTGAATCACAGATTGAATTACTAAAAATGTTCAATATGCCATTAAAGCAAATATCTAAAACTAAAGCGCAATTAGCAGCTGTAATTTTAGAAGCGCAGCAACCGAAAATAGAGCGAAATGATGAATTTGATTTTTCATTTCCTCCGACTTTAAAAATAACTAAATACACCCAAGTGCTTGATTTTTATAAGGAAAATAAAGACTACAGTAAAGTTTTTGAAATCGATGTAGCAGGGGTACTTCACCTATTTGCCTGGGGTGGTTTACATGGTGCAAGGAATAACTACATTGGTACTGGTCACTTTTTAAATATCGATGTAGCAAGTTATTATCCAGCTTTAATGATTGAATATGGTTATTTGTCCAGGAACGTAAAAGATCCTAAAAAATTCACTGAAATTCGTGATAGACGGCTTGAGTATAAAGCAGCGAAGGATAAACGTCAGGCTCCTCTAAAAATCGTTATTAACGGTACATACGGAGCGATGAAGGACAAGTATAACGGTCTTTATGATCCATTGATGGCTAACAACGTGTGTATTGGTGGAATGACATTGCTACTCGATTTAATAGAAAAATTAGAGCCGTATTGTGACATCATCCAATCAAATACAGACGGTGTTCTTGTTAAATTAAGAGATTATGATGATTACGAATTAATCGATGATATTTGTTATGAGTGGGAGCAACGGACAAAAATGGAGCTAGAATTTGAGGAATTTACAAAGGTTATTCAAAAGGATGTAAACAATTATATTCTTGTTGATGCAGCTGGTAACTATAAAGCAAAAGGTGCGTATGTGAAAAAGCTTAATCCACTAGACAATGACCTTCCAATAGTTAATGAAGCTATTGTTAATTGGTTTGTAAAAGGTATTGATCCAGAAGAAACTATTTTTAATTGTACAGATTTAATCAAATTTCAAAAGATTGTAAAGGTCAGTAACAAATATGACTATGCACGTTATGGCACAAGAAAGATGAATGAAAAAGTATTTCGTGTATTCGCTAGTGTGGATCAGAACGACAAGGAATTGAAAAAAGTGAAAAACGGTACCGCTGAAAAGATACCGTATGTACCTGAAAAGTGTTTCATCGTAAATGAGGATATAAGTGACATGAAAATACCCACCAAGCTTGATTACTGGTGGTACTTAGATTTGGCCAATGAACGAATCAATGCATTTATAGGAGGGTGATTTTATTTTTTTGAGAGAAGCGAATTAATTCGCTTCCCAGGTGTAACAGAAGTGTTAATAGTATTTTTGTAAAGATTAGTTTTATTCTTCAATAAGTTGTTGAATTAATTCTCTAGCAATTTTCTCAGATTGTGCTAAATCGAATCCTGCATTATCTGTGTCTGGGAAAGCACGTTTTCCAGTTCTAATGTCTTCTACAAATACAATAGCGTGAGAACCTACTATTCTTTTACAAACAATAAAATCTCTAGAACTAACTGTTACAACAGATGTTTCTACTCTGTTATTTGAAAACCAAACTGTCATTTTTCCATCCCTCCTTTCGAATAGTATAATAGTTTCTTTTATATGGAAAATCAAGTAAAAAATAAAAAGTAGGTGATTACAATTTATAAAGGCTACCTGAAAGGAAATGGTAAGCATGCTGCCACATCATTCAAAGATGGTAGCAAGTTACTTTCCTACAATACAGCTAGAAAAGAAGATTCCTATGTTGGTATTTTAGCAGATGATTTTATCATGGTTGACGTGGATGATATAGACGAGGCAGAAATACTACTCGACATAGTAGAAGACAAAAATATTAATTGTTCCGTTTTACAAACGAACAACGGCATGCATTTTTACTTTAAAGGCTACGATTTAACAGCGAATAAAATTAAATGGTATTCCAATATCGGCATTCATTGTGATTATAAGTTGGGAATTAAAAATACTGCAGATCCACTAAAAATAAATGGCCAAGTACGTAAATGGCTCCGTAAGTGTGAAGAACATGATCCTTTGCCAGCTTGGTTGTATCCTTACAACAAGAAAAATCCTAATTTGACCAAGTTGTCTGATGGTGATGGACGAAACGATAAACTTTTTACTTACATTTTAAAAATGCAGTCGCAGGGCATGGCCAAGAAGGATATTAAAGAAACCATTGCAATTATCAACAATTATATTTTAGAGCAACCCGTTGATAAGAGTGAATTAAACATTATTTTACGTGATGATGCATTCATGAAAGAATCATTTTTTATTAAGGGTGTGTTTCATCACGACAAATTTGGTGATTTTTTAATCAATGAACATCACATTTGTAAAATAGCGAACGTGTTGCATATTTACCATGATGGGGTTTATTCAGATCGTGAGGAAGATATTGAGCGAATGATGGTCAAACACATATCATCACTGACCAGGGCAAGAAGACAAGAAACACTCGCTTATATCCAGCTCAATGCAAAAGAAAAACAGTTCGCTTCAACACAATATATTGTCATGAAAAATGGAGTATTTAATTTAGAAACATGGCAGCTGCAAGACTTTTCACCTGAGATTATTACACGCAACAAAATTCCAATTGCTTATGTGCCAGGTGCTTATTATGAAGTAACGGACCGTACCCTAAATAAAATTGCTGTCCAGGATAAAAAAATTCGTGCAATGTTAGAGGAGATTTTAGGATACATCTTATTCAGGAGGAACGAGTTTGCAGCAACTTTTATTCTTACTGGTGATGGTTCCAATGGTAAATCATCTTACTTAAAAATAATTCGCCGTTTAGTGGGACAAGATAATGCTGCATCTTTGGATTTGAAAGAGTTGGATCAACGATTTAAAACAGCTGAGTTATTTGGGAAGTTAGTCAATATTGGTGATGATATTGCCAAAGGCTATATTAAAGATTCATCTGTATTTAAAAAACTATCTACAGGTGAAACATTGAACGTTGAGCGTAAAGGAAAAGATCCATTCGATTTTACCAACTATGCAAAATTAATCTTTTCAGCAAATGAAATGCCAAGAATTAATGATTATAGTGACGGTCTTGGTCGGCGACTTCAAATAGTGCCATTCAAAGCTAAATTTACACCTAATGATGAAGATTACGATCCCTTCATAACAGATAAATTACTTTCGGATGAATCGATGCAATATATTTTAAATGTTGCATTGGTTGCACTTAAACGATTACTTAACAACAAAAAATTCACACAATCCAAAGCTGTTGAGAAAGAGATGGAAAAATATCAGGAAGAAAACAATCCGATTATTAGCTTTGTGAATAATGAAGACATTTATTTGGAACGCAGCGTAGTTGGTGACATTTACATGCAGTACAAGCTATATTGCTCAGATAATGGATTTAATCCAGTAAGTAATATTAGTTTTAGTAAACAAATAAAACACTTATTTGGTTTTAATACAAAGGTTCAACGAGTGGATGGAAAAAATAAACGTCTATTTGTAGTGGATGACGAATAAATGTCTAAATTGTGAATGCGTTACGTTTTAACGTTTTTTACACCTTTTTTTCGCGCGTGACCAAATTCGGTCAAAAATAGGGGGTATTTGACCATTTTTGGTCACGAAATTAGGTGAAATTCACACTATTTTCAATTAAAAAGCGTAAAAAAGAGGTCAAATGCGTTACGTGTAACAGAAATGCGTTACGTCAAAAAGCTAGACGTATCAAGGGTTCAAGGGGTGTGTAACAGATGTAACAGATAAAATGAACTTCTTTATATTTTTTATTAAAAAAATAAAAATTTCTATTTATATAAGAAAAATAGGGGGTAAATGCGTTACGTTTTACAGTTGTATGTGCCTTGACACCTTGATAATACTGACTTTTCACGCGTAACAGATGTAACAGAACGTAACGCATTTTCCTCAATAACAGTGACCGAAAGGTGGTTGCGAATGACCAAATTATCTTATGAATGGTTGAAAGACTATAAAGAATTAGAATTTGAAATCATGAGATTAGAAAATAACTTAAATAGAAGCAAAAGAGAATTAGGTAGATGGACAACAGGTGACTTAGCAAAATATAAATTAACAGCTGAAAGTGATGGTGCAAGATTAGAGGAACGTATTGAGGCTATTCAATATGAATTAGCTCATAAAATGAATGATTTAGAAGATATGAAAAAATTCATTTGTTCATTTAATGATCTTGAATACAAAATTGTTTATAAAAAATATATTGAAGGTAAGACACTTGAAAAGATAGCAGAGGAAATGAATTATAGTTCCAGCTACATTTACAATAAGCATGCTCAAATAAAACGTATGATAGAATTTGCCCTAGATTTAGTAACTTCACATTGATTTACCATTAATAGATACAATGTTAAGTATTGAAAAATCGTTATATGATAGGAGTATCAAAAAGCGTAAGGAAATACGCTAATAAAATTTCCATTACAAAATAAACACGTACAAGCAATTGAGACTACATTCTTAAAATGATTGTAGTCTTTTTGTAACCCTTTATGTATAATTTAGTAGATATTTACATAAGAGGGGGATTTCTATGGTTAAAGTGATTTATGATTTTAAAAACATTGAAGACTTTGAGAGTTATTTACGACTCCTGATAGAAAATTTAGATAAGTATCTTATCAGGTACAAATCATATCACAGAGAAATTAAAAAGCTGTGTTTAGAAAAATATCAAGAGATTGAACCTGAAGCAAAAGACATAAACTCTGATATACTATTGAAAATGATTATATCTGATAACTACATAGATACAAGGGAAAATTTCTCTCCTATTACATATAAAAAATATGGTAAATATAAAGATATGGTTACTTATGTACAATTAAAAATATTGAATATAATAGGAGATAGGACCAAAGAAGCTGCTTCTTATTATAAATTCAGAGATGCTGTAAAAAAATACAATAATAACTTTGAACCTAAAATATTATTAGATGAATTAACACAAGATATTAATGAAAAGTTAAATGGATGTTACCGTTCTAGGAATTATTTGGCTCATACGGGTGATTCAGTATTTATTTCTCAGATTGAGTATCGACGAAAACAAGCTGAAGAGTGGAAAGAACAAAGTGGTTTAGATTTTGAAAAAATAAAAAAAGATAAAATAATTGTGAATAAATATGATTATGTAGATATTGAATGGCTCTTTGAGTTACTTATTATATATGAGAGAGCTATACCTATTTACATAAGTTTACACCAACAGATGCGCAGAGATTTGAATAAGATAAGCGGAAGGAAGATAGAAATAATGCAATTCCCAAGTAAAACACTACCCTTTGATTTTGCGGTAATTTCTAAACATTCATGGGATATGCAATTCAAATCGAAGAAAAAATAAAAAAGCAGCAAAAAGAGTCTATGCAGATATGTGTAGGCTTTTTATTATGCCTTAAAAGGTGGTGAGAAGACCATGACTATGATTGTATACATGACACTAGTGTTGGACTTAATCATACGTGCGCTATGTGTAATGTTGTTGATTGCTGGTATTGTTCATGTAGTAGTTTCTATTGGAGAGAAAAAGAAAGCAGTTAATGAGCTCACTGTTATATCTAAACGGCTACACATTCTTATGGACATCCCTATTAAGAAGGCTAGAGAGTTCATGAAGGGTAATGATAGTCACAAAGAGTAATACGTGAACCATCATAAACCCAGTGATACCAAGGCTTTGGGTCCTTCCTGGGAGGGTGGGGTTATGCGGGGCTAGCGACGCCCGCGGCTTGCCTATTTTTATTTTAAAAATTTTACTTCGGAACTTCGGAATTGAGGTGAACAAATTGGACGGTTTTAAAGAGGAAAAAGGACGAGTGCTTATTCGTACAAATAAGCTTTGCGAATTGATTGAAATCAGCGACAGAACGCTAACAGATTGGAAGAGGCAAGGGCTGACACAGCATAGTCGTGGGTGGTGGGATCTGCAACATGTTTTGAAATGGCGAGGCGAAATTTATAACGGTGATTCCGAGACGAGTAAGTCTGTAAATCTGCAACAAAAAAAGCTAGAAGCAGAGGTTGCATTCAAAGAATCACAAACAGAGCTTGCACGAATCAAAATGGATATTGCTGAGGGGAAATACATCGAGAAGGAAATTGTTGAAGCTGAACTTACTCGCTTTTTCTTGGTATTTAAAAAATCAGCCATGATGTTGCCTCGCAAATTAATTGGTTTTATCACTGGCTATTTGGATCCTATGGAATTGCGAAAAGTTGAAAAGCAAATTTCAGAGCTAATAAATGATGCATTGAATCAAATGAGTGTGGATGGTGTTTATAATGCCAAGAAAAAGTAAAAATGAATTACCAACCTACTTGAAAAATGCATTACGCCATTTAAAACCTCCTGAGAATTTGACTGTTAGCCAATGGGCTGAAAAATATAGAAAATTAGATCCAAAAACAAGTGCGATTCCTGGTCCATGGCGAAATGAAATGACACCTTATTTAGTGGAGATTATGGATGAATTTAATAATGCAGAGACAGAAGAAATTGTCTTTATTAAACCAACACAAGTTGGTGGAACAGAAGTTTTATTAAATGTTTTAGGCTACGTAGTTATGCAGGATCCTAATCCAGCTATGGTTGTTTATCCAACAGATGATTTAGCCGAATCTGTTTCTGAAAATCGTATTCAACCAATGTTCCAATTATCAGGTGAACTTAAAAGCAAATTCAAAAAAAATGAATCAAGTCGGTTGGAATTACAGTTTGATGGAATGTATCTATCTTTGACAGGTGCGAATTCGCCAGCTTCTTTATCTTCAAAAGCCATGCGGTACTTACTACTGGATGAAGTTGATAAGTATCCTGGTGCTTCTAAAAAAGAAGCCGATCCAATTAAGTTGGCACGTGAACGTACTAAAACTTTTTCAAATAGTAAGGTTTTTATAACGTCTACACCAACTATTAGAACTGGCCATATTGCAAAAGCAAAAGATACAGCAGATGTAGTAAAGCATTTCTTTTTACCTTGCTGTCATTGTGGAGAAATGATTGAGCTTAAATTTAAACAAATAAAATGGCCAAAAGAAGAAGGTATGAGTGAAATCGATCGTGCTGAGTTCGCCCATTATGTATGTCAAGAATGCGGCTGCATCATTACTGATCAGCACAAAATTCAAATGCTGAGGTTAGGGAAATGGGAACCTGTAGAACAGCGTACTAAATTTCCTCGTAAAGTTGCATATTGGATGAATACTTTGTACTCGCCATTTGTAACATTTGGAGCCATTGCAAAAGAATTTTTAACATCAAAGGATGATCCTGAAGCATTTCAAAACTTCGTCAATTCCTGGTTAGCAGAAGTCTGGGAAGATACCAAATTAAAAACTAATGCAGATATGGTTAGGGAACGACAAACTGATATTCCTGAATTTACAGTCCCAGAATGGGCCGAACTATTAACTGCAGGTGTTGATGTCCAGGAAACAAGTTTATACTATACAATTCGAGCTTGGGGAAAATATATGACTTCTCAATTAGTTGCGAAGGGTCAAGTATCAAGTTTCACTGATATTGAAAACATCATGAATGCAGAATTCTATAAAGAGAATGGCGAAAGAATGATAGTAAATGCAGCTGGAATTGATTCAGGGGACCAAACCGATGAGGTGTATGATTTCTGTGCACGAAATAGTGAATGGGCTATACCAATCAAAGGTGTTGGTGATGGACTTCATCACTTCCGCATTAGTATGGTCAATCGAACAACATCATCAGCGCATGGTATGCAGTTAATTCTTATTGATGGCGGTAAATATAAAGACATGATCGCATCACGAATGAAAAAGAAAAACGGTACTGGATCATGGATGGTTTATAAAGGCATTGATGATGACTATGCGGAACAAGTGACAGCTGAACATAAAATTAATGAAAAACGAAGTGGCCGAACCGTTTCTATATGGGTAAAGAAAACTTCCCATGCAGATAACCACTATCTCGATTGTGAGGTCTATGATTTTGCAATGGCGGATGTTTTAGGCGTTAGGACGTTGCATTTATTGCAACAGGAATCACCAGTTGAAGACAATGTAAATTCTGATGCTGAAGAATTTAATAATGATTGGTTGGATGGTAAGAAAAAATGGTTGGGGGTGAATTAATAATGGATAAAGAAAATGCCCCTGTTGTAACAGAGGCTCAAAAAAGAGAAGTAAAACTTGCTTTATTAGCTAATAATACAGCAAACGAACTTTTAAAATATAAACTCACAAAAGATGAATTAAGTTTATTTTTAAAGAGACTACAAATAGTAGATGTGTCAATTAAATAACTAATAGATGCTTAAGGTCGAAATACATTTTTTCTAACTCTTTTAAAAAATTTGTTGGGTGTTGAAAATCATGGTTTCCTTCAAGGGACCATAAAAATTCTCTACTAAATTGGTTGAATTGATAACAGTAATATTCGAATTCTGGAATTTTAAATTCATCTTTATTTTGAAAATAATAAGCCTGTGCATTTTTAATGCTTTGTGAAGCCAGATTAATGAACTGTGTTGAAACAACTTTGTCTGAATGTTTTTCGTATCCTTCTAATGCATCTTTAGAAAACATCAAACACTCATTAGCAGATTGTATAAGGAATTCTTTATTTAATAACTTTGACATATGTAATCACCTCACTTTCAAAGTGATTATAACAAATTTTGGGAAGGAGTTGAGAGGCTATGAGTATTCTAGAGCAATTACAACAAGTAAACAATGCTATTGCTGCCATTGAAATAGGTGGTCAGGAATATCAAATCGGTTCAAGACGGTTGAAGCGTGCTGATTTATCCTTGCTTTATCAGCGACAAAAGGAATTACATGGGCAGTTAGAGGCTGAAAAATCTGATGGTTTTGGCCTGGCCAATACATCTGTCGCTATATTTGATCGAAGGTAGGTGTGTTAATGAATTGGTTAGATAGAACAATTGCTTGGTTATCTCCTGAATCTGCATATAAACGTTTGGGTTATCGAAAAGCTGTTAATGATATGCGTTCATATGACGCAGCTGGGGATGATCATTTAAACGCAGGGTGGCGAGCTGTAAATGCAAAAGCTGAATCTACTGATGGTATGTATCGCGATACAATTCGTGCGAGAAGCCGTGATTTAGAACGAAATAGCGACATTTTAGAAAGTGTTGTCCTGGCATTTGAACGAAATGTCGTTGGCGGAGGCTTTAAGTTGCAAGCGAAAACTGAAAATGAAGATTTGAATACAGCTATAGAATCATTATTCAAATTGTGGTGCCGTCCTAAAAATTGTGATGTTACACAACAACAGAGTTTTTCAGAAATATGTCAAATGCTTGTGCGACGCCAAAAGGTAGACGGTGGGATTATTGTAGTTTTGAGATATATTGATGATGGTGTTGTACCTTTATCATTACAAATCTATGAGGTAGATGATTTAGATACAATGATTCATACAACTACGACAAAAAAGATTGTGAATGGTATTGAATACAATGCCTATAATCGGCCAGTTGCCTATTATCTAAAAAAATATGATGCATATGGAAACTATATCGGTACATCTGAGCGAATTGACGCTAAAGATGTGCTTTTTTTATTCAAGAAAAAACGTCCTAGTCAGTTACGGGAAATGAGTGAATTATCGTCTACGCTCCCACGTGTACGCGACATGAATCAATTTATGGAAGCTGTATCTGTAAAAGAACGTGTTGCAGCATTGTTAGCGGTTTTAATAAAGCGAATAACGCCTACTAATGGTGGAGGTCTTGGACGAGGAACTGGCCAACCTGATAAACGGACTGGATATGCAGGAAAAATGCTTAGTCCAGGTATGATGATGGAATTGAATCCAGGGGACGATGTTCATGTTGTTCAGCCTCCAGCACAGGCCGCTAACTCAGCCGAATTTATTCGTTTACAACAGCGCCTTTCAGGTTCGGCTCAAGGCATTTCCTATGAAGTTGCAGCACGTGATATGTCACAAGTCAACTATTCATCAGCTCGCCAAGGGCTATTAGAGGACCAAAAAACATATTTGATGCAACAACTATATTTAATTGACCACTTTTTTATTCCTGTATATGAAGCTTTCGTTGAATCAGCTGTTTTGGCTGGAAAGATCAGTATTAAAGACTTTTATACAAAAAAAGAGAGCTACCTACAGCATGAATGGATTGCACCAGGTATGAAATGGATTGATCCTCTTAAAGAAGCAAATGCAAATAAAATAGCGCTGGAAACAAATCAAACGACACTTGCAGAGATTGCAGGAAATACAGGGAATGATTGGCGTGAAATCATTGATCAGCGAGCACGTGAAATCGAATATATGAAAGAAAAGGGGGTGATAAATAGTGAATCCGCAACAAAATCAGAAGAAATCGACAAACTCATTGAGGAAACAGATGACGAAAAACCAGAAGATGAATCGTGATTTATCTTTTGATATTCGCTCATTAGATGACGAAAAACGGACATTTGAGCTGTCTTTTTCATCAGAAGAACCATATCAACGTTGGTTTGGTCCTGAAATTCTCTCACATGAACCAGGTGCAATTGATTTAAGTCGATTAAATGAAATTGGCGTTCTTTTATATAACCATAATCGTGACAAAGTAATTGGCCGTATCGATAAAGCGTGGACAAAGGATAATCGAGCTTATGCGCAAGTTACCTTTGATGAAGATGATGAATCCGATGTGATTTATCAAAAAGTAAAGTCACAAACGTTGAAAGCTGTGTCGGTTGGTTATCAAGTTGAATCGTGGGAAGAAGTTGCACCTGGTAAAACATCTGCAAATGGACGCCATGTTGGACCATGTAGTGTCGCTTTAAAGTGGCAACCATACGAAATTAGCATCGTATCTGTGCCTGCAGATGCATCAGTAGGAGTGGGTCGAGATATGGAAGATGAATTTGAGCAAGAAATACAAGAAAAAGGCGACTATTCGTATTATGAACGCCAAATTTTACTTAATGAAAACCTATTTGGAGGGATAAAATAATGAATTTATTACAAATGTTAGCACGTCAAAAGGCGATTGTTGATGCTGCAAAAGCAGAGGGAAATCGTGCATTATCAGTTGAAGAAAAGCGAGAATTTGATGAATTACAAAGTAAAATTGATGCTCTCCATGCACAAGGTGATCCAAATGAGCCAACACCAGCACCAGTAGATAACTCGGAGCGTGCACTTGCAGCCGAACGTCAACGTGCTCTTGGAATTACATCACTTTGCCGAGATTTTGGTTTAAACGCTGAGGAATATATTAAAGATGGCCATTCAATTGACCAAGTTCGTCAATTCATATTAGAAAAGCAAATTAAAGATCGTGCGCCACAACCTTCAGGTATTCAAATGGGGAAAGATGAGCGTGATAAATTCCGTGATGCAGCTGCAGATGGACTAGCTTTACGTGTTGGAATGAACGTTGAAAAGCCGAATGATGGCGCTGGAGAATTACGTAATTTATCATTACGTGAATTAGCAAAAGAATCACTGATTATCGAAGGTGTAAATAACGCTTATCGATTAAGTGATGATGAACTTTTACGTCAACATTTAACACCAACGTCTCTATTTACAAATATTATCGATCAAACAGCTCGTAATGTATTCCAACAAGCATATACAGACGCAGCTACAACATATCAACATTGGACACGCCGTGGTACATTAACTGATTTCCGTCCAACTAAAACATATCAAGTTGGCACTGCAGGTGAACTTTTACTAGTATCAGAGAATGGCGAATTAAAACATGATGATCCTAATGGCGTTGAAGGACCAACTCGTCAATTATTAACTTATGGTCGTCAATTCTCTATGTCACGCCAGGCGTTTATCAATGATGATGTAAGTTTTATTGAAACTATTCCTGCACTTTATGCTCAATCAGCACGACTTGGTATTAACCGTTTGGTTTATCAAACATTAGCTAAAAACCCAGCAATTTGGGATGGTAAGACACTTTTCCATGCAGATCATAAGAATGTTATGGCCACAGGCGGAGCACCATCGGTTGATACATTGTCACAAGCACGTCAGCTATTAAGAAAACAAACGGCTGCAGGTGGCGATGTGAAGTTAAATATTCCTGCACGATTCATGTTAGTACCAACTTCACTTGAAACAAAGGCAGGTCAATTAATTGGTTCAACTGTGGATCCATCACAAGCGAATCCTAATATTCCAAACCCATTCTATAATCAATTTACAATCGTTTCAGATGCAGAGCTTGATGATGCAAGTGTAAATGGCGAATTAGAATGGTATGTAACATCAGATATTTTACGTTCACCAATTCAAGTTGATTTCCTAAATGGGAAAGATATGCCGACGATTGTAATGAAACAAGCACCAGCTGGCCAATTAGGTTTCCTATGGGACATTTATATGGATTATGGTGTAACAGTTGTAGATTATCAAACAGTAGTTAAAAACAACGGTAAATAAGGAAGGGGTTAAGACAAAATGGCGCAAGCAAAATATGTACAACGTGGCGAAACAATTGATTTTATTAATAACACTAGTGCGGACATTGTAGCAGGCGAAGTTATCTCCTTATCCAACCGCATTGGTGTTGCAGCTACTGCAATTCCTGTGGGTACAAAAGGAGCTATCAATGTAATGGGTGTGTATGATTTACCTGCCCTTACTACAGAAGCATTTACAATTGGCCAAACTGTTTATTTTAAAGATGGCAAGGTACAAGCTACCGAAACAGATGCTACACCTGCAGGTTGGATTATTGAGCCAAAATCACAAGCTGGAACTATTGCCCGAGTAAAAATCGATTAGTGGAGGTAATGATATGGCCATTATTTTAGAGTCAATCACTCACGTATGGTTCGCTGGACGAATGATTCCGCCAGGTGAAGTTTTTTCAGCAGATGATGCCTTTGCTACTAAATTAATCGAGGGTGGTTCTGCTAAAGTAGCAAATGCAGTAGATAGTAAGGATGAACAACCAAAAAGTCGCCGCGTGAAAAAAGTAGATGATGATCATGAATAAGACTTTTAAAGGTTTTTTATTACAAGATGTAAATAATGTTTTTGCTAATCAAGATGAATTTGCTGAGAAGGCGATTGTCGAAGGTGTAGAAATGGATATAGTGCTAGATACTGACATGATTTCACCAGCTGATAAGAAATACCAGGTTGCGGCTTATGATGTCGTATTCCATGTTGCAAGCTCATATTTCGAAGAAATTCCACAAGCTGAAAAGTTGATGAATTTCAATGGTCGTGACTACATGATTGAAAGTGTGAGCAACGATATGGGCATGTTAAAAATCACCTTATCGAGGAATAACTCATGAGCATGCGTGTGGTAATTGATGAGTCAGAATTACAAAGTGTTCGGCAACGACTAGGTGAACTACAACACAAAGCACCAAATGTTATTGCCAATGCTTTAAATCGATCAGTATCTAACATCAAAGCCAATGTTCCAAAGGAAGTTCGAAAAGATTATCATGCTAAAGCAGCCGATATTAAAGCAACTCTTAAAGTTTTTAAAGCCAGTGCCTCTAAATTACAAGCTGAAGTAAAATCAAGTGGTAAAACATTAGGCCTGGATAAGTTTAAAGTTTCACCTAAGACGGTTAATCCCAAACGTAAAAGCCAACTTAAAGTTGCTGTCAAGAAAGGTGGAACCAAACAAATTTTAGGCGCATTTATTGCTAATATAAATGGGACAAAAGTGTTTAAAAGAGATGGGATCGGTCGATTGCCAATTAGTCGTTTAATGGGTCCATCTGTACCACAAATGATTGGTAATGAATCTACAGTTAATAAGATTAATCAAGATGCTTATATAACGTATGAAACTCGTACTAATCATGAAATTAATCGCTTGTTAAGTAGATTGGGGGCTAATTAGTTGTCAACAGCATTAGATTTAATGGATGGGTTAGTTGAACGTTTAAAAGATATATTAGAAGATTTCCCGATAAAACTAGCAGATTCTACACCAATAAAATTCAATATTTATCGGCATAAAGTGCCTGAACAATTGAATAATAGAGTGAAGATCAAAGGATCAAAGGAAACGCAGGAAGATGTGTTTCCTTTTTGTGTGGTTAAAATCGACACTTTTTCAAAAGAAGAAAATGTTTCAAATCAAGAAACTGCTGTAAATGTATTTATCGGTGTCAAAAATGACGGATACGAAGGTCAAGGTTATGACGATGTACTATCTTGCATGCAACATATTTGGAATGATCTAAATAAAAACCCTGTTGTAGCGAGTTTTTTCAAAATCAAGTATGAGCTCGATTGCGCTTTGAATGAAGATGATGCTGAAACACATCCATACTACTATGGAATAATGCGTCTACGCTTTGAAAGTCCATCGATGCAATTTGTAGGAGGGGATTAACGTGGCAAACGAACGAATTAAAGAAGAAGCGAAAGCGACAACAGAGCAAGTTGCTGATGCAATTGAATCAGCTTTACCAACAGCAGCTGAAGAAAAGATTGCAATTCATAAAGAAACAGTTTCACAAAAAATATACGTGGGTCCCAATTTATTAGGGCTACCCAAATATACAGTGGTCGAATCTATCGAAGTACCACATATTCAATCCTTCATTAAGGAATGTCCAGAAATCGAAAAACTGTTTGTCGCCATTGATGAAATGGCAGAAACAGAGGCCCGTGTAACACAAAAAGGTACTTTGGAACATCGTTATCACAACAAAGTAGCCGAATTTAGAGTTGGAAAGGGTGAATCATAATGGCATATAAACATGGGGTATACGGCTATGAGTTGCCAACATCTATAGTGCCTCCTTTAGTGTCTACAGCAGGTCTTACCGTGGTTTTTGGTACGGCACCAATACATTTGTTAAACGAACCCGAAAAGGCTGTAAATCGTGCAGAGTTAGCTTACACGTACAGTGAAGCAGTAAAAAAAATGGGATATAGTGCTGACTTTGATAAATATACAATTTGCGAGGCTATTAGCTCTCATTTTGCATTATTTGCAATAGCACCACTTGTAATGATAAATGTATTAGATCCAGAAAAACATGCTGTTGCTGGTTCTGAAACTGTGAAAATTACAAAAGGTGAAGGCGTTTTTGAAGCAGACGGTGTACTAAAAGCAACAGTCGTTGTGAAAAATGGCTCCAATCCTATTGATAAAAAAGATTATGAATTGGAGTTTGATGACGAAGGAAAGCTTCACATCTATACAAGTAATGATGGTGAAGTAAACGTAGAATTTGAACGACTAGATCCTTCATTAGTGGCAGCTGCTGATATTGTAGGTGGCGTATCATTAGATGGATCATACAAGGGTATTGAATTAGTAAATACAGTATTCCCTCGTTTCCGTGAAGTTCCTGGCATCCTAATTGCACCGAAATTCTCAACGAACCCATTAGTTGCAGCTGTACTAAAGGCAAAATCAAAAAATATTAATGGTTTGTTCCAAGCTAAAGCATTTGTGGATGTTCCAACAACAGAAGTACGTGATTATACTGCAGTTCCCGAATACAAAAATATGAATAATTTAGATGATCCCAACATGGAAGTCTTTTGGCCAAAATGTTCTCTTGACGGCATTCAGTATCATAAATCTACTCAAGCGGCGAGTTTGTTTAACTTAATTGATGCTCAAAACGAAGGCTACCCATATCACGAAGCCTCAAATAATAATTTACAAATGGATGCAGCTGTCTTAGAAGATGGGACAGAAATTTTACTAGGCTTAGAACAAGCCAACTATCTGAATGGTCAAGGAATTGTTACTTCACTCAATTTCATTGGTGGTTGGAAACTTTGGGGGCATCGTACAAGTTGCTATCCAGGTAATACAGATCCGAAAGACACGTTTATTTCTGTCAGACGTGTCTTTATTTATGAGATGAATCAGTTTATCTTGTCATATTGGCAAAAGGTAGATAAGCCTGGTAATCGAAAATTAATCGATAATGTTGTAGATAGTAAAAATATTGATTTAAACGGCAAGGCTGCACGTCAATTTATTTTAGGTGGTCGAATTGAATTTTTACGTGAAGAAAATCCACTGACTGAATTAATTGATGGTACTTATGCATTTCATTTGTTCCTTACGCCAGCTACACCAGGCCGTCAATTAAAAGCATTGTTTGAATTTGATCCAACGTATTTCGAAACGTTATTTGCATAGGGGGGATAATCAATGAAAAAGACTGATCAAATTTTAACTAACTTTACAGCTTGGGAGGATGCAGTAAATTGGTTAGGTGTAGTTGATGTAGAATTGCCAAATTTCGAACCATTAACGGAAACATTGAAAGGTGCAGGTATTGCAGGGGAATCTACAGCACCTGTAATTGGCCATTTTGGTTCACAGACAACAAAGCTAACGTGGCGCACACTTTCATCTGATGCAACAAAATTAGCAGAACCGAAAGTACATGCGCTGGATTTTCGTGGCAACCAACAAATATTTGACCCATTGAAAGGGTACATTCATCAAGAAGTTGTTGTAAAAACACGTTGTGTACCAACTAACTTAACACCTGGTAAATTTGCGGTTGCCTCCGCAACAGAAACCGCAAATGAATTTGAAGTACATTACGTCAAAATTTTAATTGATGGTAAAGAAAGAATAGAGTTTGATAAATTTAACTTCGTGTACAAAGTAAATGGCAAAGACATGATGGAAGAAGTACGTAAAAACTTAGGATTATAGGGGGTTAAGGAATTATGGAAACAACTAATGTAGAAGTGGTAGACAACAAAGCTTTAGAAACACGTATTGATTTAAAACGGCCTATTGTTTTTGAGAATGAGACAATCTCTCAAATTAATTTAGATTTTGAAAGTTTAACAGGTGAAGATATTGAGAAAGCCGAAGCCCAATTTAACGCGGAAAATCCACAAAACTCGATGATCATGGTAAAGGAAATGTCTAAACCATTTTTGGCCATTGTGGCTTCAAAGGCAGCTAAAGTTAATGTGTCTTTAATTCGTAAATTATCAGCACCAGACTACGCGAAAGTAACGACTCGTTGCTCGCTTTTTTTATTAGGTGGCAAATAGCCAAAGAGCCTGCTCAAAGTATTCGACTGATTTGTATTTACTGCGCTGTGCGTAGTGAAACATCAGTCGATTTTTATTTGAAGCTATCAATAAGAAGGCTATTTAGCTGGTATGAAACTATACAATTTATTGAAAAGTCTAAGGAGTGAGGTGAAAGTTAGTGTCAGGTAGAGTATTTGATATTGCATTTAGGCTTGGAGCTGAACTAACGAGTAGCTTTGCGAGTACGTTTAACAATGCGAATGGCATGATGAAAATGTTAGGAGGTGCCGCAGCTGCTCTTGGTGGCGCGGCTGCTCTTACTAATGCCATTTCACAAGTAGCTGATATGAGCCAAGAATTGGCGAATTTATCAGCTCAAACAGGCTTAATTGGTGACGATTTCGAAGATCTAAAAGGAACTGCAGAGAATCTATTTCGCAATAACTATGGAGATTCTTTTGAAGAAGTTACTGATGCATTGGCCAAGGTCAAACAGAACATGCATGAATTGAGTGATGCCGATTTAGAGCAATTCACTGGTGAGGCTTTATCATTTGCCAAAACTTTTGACGAAGATATAAATGAAGTAACTAGAGCTGCTAACAATATGATGAGTAGCTTTGGTGTTAATTCAGCAACAGCTATGGACCTTTTTGCTGCAGGCGCGCAAAGAGGTCTTAATTTTTCTGATGAAATGCTCGATAACGTTGCTGAATACGCACCACTTTTCGGTGAGATGGGTTATAGTGCTGAAGAATATTTTGGCATCATGGAACGTGGGGCCAAGGCAGGTGTTTACAATTTAGATTATGTAAACGATGTAATGAAAGAATTCCAGATTCGTGTCAAAGATGGTTCGAAGTCAACTGACGAAACATTTTCGGCCATGAGTAAATCAACATTTGACCTTTGGGAGTCATTCAACAGGGGCGAAGCAAGCGTAGCTGATGTTGCAAGCGCTGTGACAAAAGAGCTCCAAGGCATGGATGACCAAGTCACAGCCAACCAATTAGCTGTTGCGCTTTTTGGGACAAAATGGGAAGATTTAGAGTCTACAGCTATGTATGCCATGCTAGGATCTACTGATGCCATGGAAAGTTTTGAGGGTGCTATGGAAACAGTAAACCAAATACAGTTTAGTTCTTTTAATGCGGCCATTCGAGGAATTGGGCGCATTTTATTTATGGATTTGGTGTATCCAATAGGAGATGCTGTGCTTCCATATCTCAATATGTTCGCTCAATACTTAAAGGACAGGCTACCTACTGCTGTATCAAGGCTCAAAATGGTGCTCACTGTTATAGGACCGATTGTATTAGGTTTAGTTGGTGCTTTTGCGGCTTATAAGGTAGGTTTATCAGCTGTTGTTGCCTATCAAAAGATATATAATGGCATTCAAAAAGCAAGCACTGCTTTAATGGCTGCACATCGTACAGCTATGTTGGCCTCTACTTTTGCAGGTGGAGGATTTAAAGGAATGCTTGCAGCTGTATCCAGTGGAATGCGTGCGTTTAATGCAGCCATGTTAGCCAATCCTGTTGTGCTTATCGTTGCAGGATTAGCCGCATTAGGCGCTGGTTTATATTTTGCTTATCAGAAGTCGGAAACATTTAGAAACGCCATATCGCCATTGCTAGCGCTGTTAAAAGAGACGTTCATAAATGGTGTATCTGCTATAGGTTCAACTGTTATGAGCTACCTTCCAGTAATTATGGAGGCATTTTCTTCTTTAGGCGGAGCTATAATGTCAATCGCAACTGCAGCAATTCCCATCTTATCAACCATTATTCAATCTGTATTTCCGATTATAGTTTCTGTAATTCAAACAGCAGTTCCAGTAATTGCTATGCTGATACAAGGAATCGCACTGATTTTCACAAATTTTGTAGTCCCTGCTTTATCTAGTTTTTTACAAATTGTACAATTTGTCTTTCCATATGTTCAAATGATAATTCAAAATGCTATAGCAATCGTAAATGGAATTATACAAGCAGGGATGGCCCTTTTGCGTGGCGATTGGGATGGTGCTTGGAGTGCAATTCTATCAACTGCACAAACAATAATGAATAATATCATTTCATTCTTCCAAGGAATTAATCTGTATGATGTTGGGATAGCAATTATCAATGGATTAATCAACGGTATTAAATCCATGGGTGGGGCTGTTTTAGGCGCGATAGGTGATTTAGTACCTAAACCTTTGAAAAGCGCAGCTAGTAAGTTTTTAGGGGCGCTCCCTGGCTTTGCTGAAGGTGGTATCGTTGGTAATCCAACATTAGCATGGATTGGTGAGGGCGGTGACACAGAGTCTGTAATCCCTTGGAATAATAGTCAACGAAGCAGAGACTTGTGGTTACAAACAGGCCAAGCACTTGGTATGTTGAACAATGATGGAATGCTTGCGGATCTGCAAAAACAAACTGCTCCAGATGCATCGATTATTGATCCAAAACAGGTAGCTAACACTAATAATGGTGGAGGAATTGTCTTACATTATGCTCCGCAATACAGTGTCCAACGACCAGAGGATTTAGATCAGGTGAAACAACATGCTGATACAGATAAAGACGACTTAGAAGCACGTCTAGCTGAGATTGCACGTAACGAAAGGAGGAAATCGTTTGGTGACTAGCACGAACACATACACAACTATTTCAGGTGACGAGTGGGATGGAATTTGTTTCAAACATTATGGTGAAAATGGTGAGATGTTATTAGATAAAGTCATGTATGCGAATCCTTCACATATGAAAACAGTCGTTTTTTCGGCAGGCATTGTACTTAACATGCCTGCTTTTAATTTAGAGGAAAAACAAAGTGTAGATGATCTACCACCTTGGATGAGGTGATGTCTAATGACAAATACAAGGCGTGCCATTGCTAACATTTCGTACATGGGCGTAAATATTACACAAGATATTGCCCCCTATTTGAAGTCCTTCACATTTAATGACAACGAGGGAGAAAGTGACGATATTTCCATCGATCTTGAAGATCGTGAACGAAAGTGGCAGGGGCCATGGCTACCACAAAAAGGCGACAAAATTAGTGCTTCGATAGAATTGCGTAATTGGTACAAGGAAGGTGCAAGGGCCAAGTTAAATTGTGGTACATTTTTTGTCGATGAGGTCAGTTTTAAAGGACCACCTGACAGTGTTTCGATTAAGGCTTTATCTGTCCCTTTTACCAAAGGTGGTAAGGATACAAAGAAAACAAAAGCCTGGGAGAATACGACACTACAAAACATATTAACAGACGTTGCAAAAGAAGCAGGCTTGAAATTGGTATATGATGCACCAACATTTTTATATGATCGTGTGGAACAAGATAAAAAAACACCACTTGCGTTTGCAAAGTCTTTAGCAAAGCGCGAAGGATTGGCAACAAAGGTTACAAAAGAGCAACTAGTTGTTTATGATGAACTGCAGTACGAAAAGAAAGCTGAAGTGCGGACGATTACACGTGGTGAAGGTGATGTAATAAGTTATGACTTCAAGGTAACAGCTGCTGAAGAACAATATTCAAAAGTTGAATTGTCGTACTTCGATAGTAAAACAAAGAAAAATATCAAGTATACGTATAATGTTCCTGGTGTAAAAGATGGTCCTACTTTAAAAGTTAACAAGCGAGCTAAAAATATTGATGAAGCAAAACGTTGGGCGCAAAAAGAAGCACGCAACAAAAACAAAGGATCTAAAAGTGGGAAAATTACGTTGATGGGTCATGAAAAGATGGTTCAAGGTGTAACTGTAAACATTAAGAACTTTGGAGCCTTTGACGGAAAATATTTCATTGAATCCTCAAGTCATAACGTCACAGGTGGCTATACAACAAACATCAACTTACGGGAGGTGCTTAGTTATTGAGTAAAGGTGGAATGGAAAATACACCGTTTGAAGCTATTCGAAAAGGACTTGTATCTTCCGTAAATCGAGAAAATTGTACAGCGCAAGTTTATTTTCCTGATATGGATGAAAAAGTGTCATTCGATTTGCCAGTTATGCAAAAAAATACTCTAAACACGAAGTATTACTGGATGCCTGAACCAAATGAACAAGTTATTTGTGCATTCTTTGCAAACGGTGCACAAGATGGTGTAGTGCTTGGAGCTATTTATTCAGAAGCAGATACAGTCCCCAAGGAATTTTTAGAATCAGATAATTGTGATGGCATTCTTTTTCCTGATGGCACATTGATACGTTACGATGTAACAAATCATAAATTAACAATTGATATTAAAGGTAAAATTGAAATAATAGATGAAAATGGTCCCATTAGTATTAATAGTTCGGGGTGATATAGATGATTGCTGTATGGGGTGACGTAGTATTCACGGTATCAGAGAAAAAAATTAATACATTTGATGATTTTAAACGTACCGAAACAGCGCGTTGGTCAAAGCATGACATTCATGGTAAAAAACAAAAATCTGAATTTATTGGAATTGAGGCAGGAAAAGTGTCGTTTACCATGCATTTTTCAGCTTTTCATGGAGTTAATCCAATTGTGGAATTAGATAAATTCATCAAATATGTCAGAAGTGGAGTGGCGCATACATTAATAATTGGTACAAAACGTGTGGGCGTTGGTAAATGGTACATGCCTGGGACAGATCAATCTTGGGATCATATTGATAATCGTGGGAACATTTTAACAGCAGGTTTAAATGTAACAATGGAGGAATATGTATGACGCGACAATATACGTTAACTTATAATCCATCAGTTATAAACTTTCGCCCTGAAAGTGTGCTGGAAGAAATATTTCAAAATATCAATACAATTTTAGGAACGTACAAATTCAGCGTTCCTTTGTTTCGAGGGTTTGGTCTTGAAGCTGAATTCGTCGATAAACCTATGAGTATTTTACACCCACTTTTTGTACGCGAAGTGGTGGAAACTGTAGAAAAATATGAACCACGTGTCATTGTAGAAGAAGTGAAAATGACAGCTGAAATGGATGGCATAGCTTATCCAATTATTATTTTCAGCTTAAAAAATGGGGTGAATGTATGACGCAAGTTGTATTGCCTGAAATTATTTTTTTAGAAACAGATGCACAAAAAATGGTTACTGATATTATATCAACTTATGAAAATTTAGAAGGTAGAAAACTTGCACAAGCCGATCCATTGAGGCTTATTTTTTTATCCTGTGCATCTGTGATTACCAAACAAAATGTGGCGATAAATGACGCAGCAAAACAAAATTTACTTTATTATGCACGTGGAAATGTATTAGTCCATAAGGGTGCTGAATCAGATACGCCTAAAATGGAAGCGACAGCTGCTAAGACAACACTAAGAATACATCGTACCGTTTCAGAACCACTTAGATCATCAATACTCATAAAAAAAGGTGATTTATTAGCTACTTCAAGCGAAGGGGCTATTTTTTTTGCTTCAACACATGACGTAGTTATTGAACGAGGCGATTGGTTTATTGATGTTCAGTTAGAATGTACAACCAAAGGGCCTGAAGGTAACGATTTCGCTATTGGAGAAATCAATAGCTTAGTGAAGCCATTGCCGTATGTAAACAAAGTTGAAAATATTACAGTTTCAGCAGGTGGATCACTTGAAGAAGATGAGGAATCATACCGAAATCGTATTTATTTAGCACCTGAGAGGCTCTCTAATGCAGGTCCTACAGGTGCTTATGAGTATTATGCAAAATCAGCATCACCATTGATTAGTGACATTTTTGTAGATTCTCCACAACCTGGTTATGTAAATATTAGTGTTTTATTAAAAAACGGAGAATTACCTTCAGAAGAAATTATTCAATTAATTTATGAAAAAGTGAATGCTAGGGATGTACGGCCATTAACAGATTTTATTACTGTAAGTGCTCCTGAGATAATTACTTATGACTTAGATGTTGTCTATTACATTGAAACAAATGCAGTAGATAAAAATCTTATACATCAAAATGTTGAAAAAGCTATAGCAGATTACGAGAAATGGCAATCCTCAAAGATAGGCCGAGACATAAATCCGTCAAAATTAATTAGTGATTGCATTAAGGCTGGTGCAAAGCGAGTTGATGTAAGAACACCAATTTTTATAGCGATTAATAAAGGACAAGTAGCTGTGATTGAGAATAAAACAGTAACGTTTGGGGGCCTTGAAGATGATTGAGTTAAAAGAAAATACTCTTTTGCGTGAGATTCCAAATAACTTGCTCCATGATGAAAAGGTTGTAAATTTCGCAAAAGCATTGCAACAACCGTTGGATGAAATGTTGGATTGGGCTTTTAAAATTAACTACACATTACATTTAGATAAATTAGATGATGCAGTGTTAGACCATTTGTTGTGGGAGAAACACATTAGCTGGAATGAAGGATTGTCGTTGGCTGTTACACGCCAACAAAAAATCAATCTTATTCAAACAGCTATCAATACACACCGACGCAAAGGAACACCTGCAGCAATTGAACAGGTCCTTGAAGCGTTAAATTTGCCTGGTGATGTGATTGAATGGTTTCAATACGAAGGTGAACCATTTCATTTTAAAGTTGAGGTAACTACCACAAACATTACTAGCAAAACTTTATTATTACTTAGGCAACTAGTAAACGAATATAAAAACACAAGATCATGGCTTGATTTTGTGGCTGTAAAGTTGCCCAAAACTGAGTATATCGAAATTGAGTCTAGCAAGTCACATTATCCAGTTTACTTGCCTATTTGCGGTGAGATTTATTGCGAAGGTATACCAGGTGCAGGCACAAAAAAATCAATTGAAATTGAATCGAAAAACTACACGTATCCAGTTTATACACCGATATGTGGCGAAATTTATCCAAATGGGGTGATAGACACATGGTAACACGTATTTTATTAGACCGAACATATGAATTTTGGAGAGACATGATGAAAAAGGCTGTTGTGACAATAGACGGCCAAGATGTGATCAAATCATTCCATTCGCAGGAGATTGTAGGAGACACAATAAAGACTTATGTGTACTTAGATGATGGTCATGGCCATGTAACTAACGCAAAATTAGTTGATGCTCAAGGAATCGAATTAGATCGATATGAAACATCAATTGAACAAAGCGATGATGGTGTAATGATCATTTTTACACTCACTGGCACGTTGAAAGGGGATCTGCAGACATGAGTTTAGTAGTCTCTAATAAATATGAATTAATATATTGGCGTGATCGTATCTGGAAAATAGGTCCTGATGGCAAATTAATACCGCAAAGGGATGAAAATAATCAGATCATCTATAATCCACTCACTGGACAACCAGAATATGAATATTTAGAATCTGGGACACGTGTGAATGCGAAGCGATTAAATCACATGGATGATGGCATCTTTGCAGCCCATGATTATATTGTAGAGCTCAAAGCAACCATTAGACGTATGCAGATCCAAATGGAACTTGATGGCCGTGTGCCAGGTAATTCAGGAACATTTAGCGATACATTGGATGGCAGCTCAAACAAAATCAGTTTAGATAAAGCCTTAACGGATATTATTGAGCCTGTGGCAGTTGGTACAACTACTTTAAAAGTGGCTAGTGTTGATGGTTTTACACCATTTACGCAAGTCACTATTTTTGATGATACAAATACTGAAGATGTATTAATTACAGCGATTGATGCAAGTACAAAGACTATAACTGTACAAGCTCTTGCATTTTCGTACAAAAAGGGCGCTAAAGTGGCTCGTAGTAATGTGGCGATTGATACAGTAAACGCTGAAATGGGTGTCGGTGATTGGCAAACATACAACGTTGAGTTAGTGGAGGTGGTTTAG